AATATCACCTGCAGGCGACTTAATATCATAATTTGCCTCTTGTGGTAGTTCTAATATAACATCTGATCCAAATCTTTGTCTATTTCCCAGATCAGCACCACTTACTACAGGTTGTCCAAACATTTGAAATCTTAAACCTAGTTGCATCTCTGTCATTGTGATGTTTATATGCTCATTAGCATTTACAATATCATTTGCACCATCTACATAAAAATTGTCACTTTGATGCTCTCTATGTGTAAAAACAAAAGGTAAAACGCCTAATCCATGATCTTTTTGCTCTAGAACATTACCATCTTCGTCAAATATGATGTATTCTACGTCATTCCAATGTATATATGTTGATTTTTCTGTATTACTAACATCGTAACTGTTGTGCATAAGTGGATAACTTAATGCCACAGGTCTAAATGGATCGTCTTCAAAGAATGGGTGAAAATAATAAATAGGTTGGTACTCAAAATATTGTTTGTCGCTATCTATAAACATAATTCGTGTGGCTATTGTTCCTATCAGTCTAGTCATACGTTCAATATGTTTCATTTTCGAATCTTTTAAATAAGTAAGGTCTGTGTATTTCTCATTTACATTCCTATCTGCACCTACTGTGTAGATTCTTGACATTTTATTTATGAATTTTTTTGTGATATTAGCTTCGTATGGTGGCACTTCCCTAAAAGCCTCTAAATCAAATTTTGATGATATATAATCTGATGTTCCATTACCATTATAGTAATCTAAAAGTTTATTTACATAATTTTCTCGTTCTTTATGATTATATACCTTTAAGTTTTGTAAACTTTCTTCTATTATATCTATTATTTCAAACATTATCTGTGCCTCACTTTAATTTCTCTGTTTCTAATAGGAAAATGGTTAATAAAAAAATACCTTAGCTGATCACATCCATGATCGTGGTATCCATCTTTTAATGGTTCTTGTTTTAAAGGTTTACTGTCTTGTGCTTCGGGATACCTATAACTTTCTAAATCCTCTGCCATACCTATACAATTGTTGTTTAAATGAACGAATCTGTCGCCACTAGCATTTTCTATAAAACTTCTGACGTGATTGACACCTGCAGTTATGCTTCTTGATGCTTTGTCAGTTATAGTTCTTACATTTATGCCTTTTTTTCTGAAAATCTCTATATCTCCTACGCCTGATTGTCCTTGTGCTTGTAATCCTGCTGGATCACCATAAAATCTTGTTACTCTGTATGGCTTCTTTTTTATACGTTCTGCTAATTCATCTGTCTTAATGTTGGTTTCATGTATTATTTCGTCAATCATATTTATGTGCCAATGACCATTTACTCTATATGTTTGATACCATCCCACAGAAGGCATCCTGTACCCAAAATCAATACTACAAAAAGTAGGAAGATGTGGATTATAAGGATAGTAACCGACATCAAGATTCCTATCAAAAGGATAAACCCTACCTTCAAAACTTGTAAACTGAGCTCCATACTCCTGATCAAACAGCTCTTTAGCCATATTACGTTTTCTCTCAATGAGAAACCTGTCGTTTTGACCATCAGGAAAAGCGAAACCATTATCCCAAGATGGTGCTTGATGTGATTCCCAAAGTTCATCACTTTTTCCAAGCAAAAACAAATCATATAGCCAATTAAACCCTTCTGGCGTTGAAATAAATATCGCTTTTCCTTTTCTGTCAGATAATGTGGGAGATAAATACATATCCCAAATTCTAGGTCTAACTTTAGCTGCTTCGTCTATAATTAACAGATCCAACCCTTCACCTACAAGTGAATCAGGGTTATCTGCTGATTTAGCCTCTACTACTGTTCCCCACTTGAATTTAACATATCTTTCTTTCTCAGAAGCCTTGATAATATCGTTTTGACGACCTTTTACCATCTTGTCCCATACTTCTCTGAACATCAAATCGGCTTTATCATAGGAAAGACCAACAAGCCATATACGTTGATTCGGCTGGGAGGCGTAGAATGTCGCTTCCATTGCCGATGCTGTAGTCTTCCCGAAACGCCTCCCACAAACCATTACAAAAAACCTAGCAGAATCTTTGGTAGGAAAGTGCAATTTTCGTTGACCTTCGTGAGGTTCGTAACCTAAATAATTAAACCATTTTTGCTTATAATCACTTAAAACTTGCATTTTAATACCACTTTAATTTAACTTACGATGTATGACAAATGCAAGATATTGTGTTTTAAAATTGAAAATACACAAAATATAGGAGTCAGTATGACTGAAGAAAATAAAGTTCCAGATCAGGAACAAGACAATATGCCAGTAGGCGAACAACATCAATCAGACGATAATGTTGATTATAAAGCTCTTTATTTAAGTGAAGTGCAAAACAGTAAAAAGCAAAGAAACGCTAAACAAGAATATAAATCACAATTAGAAAAAATATCTACCCAAGCAAAAGCAAAGGAACAAGAACAACTAGTTGAACAACAAAAGTACAAAGAGTTATGGGAAAAAGATCGTGCTGATGCTGAATGGGCAAGAGATTATAAAACTAATAGACATTCTAAACTGTTAGAGAAACTTCCAGAAAATAAAAGAGAGAAATTTGAAAACTTAGATCTTACATCTCTCGAAGCTGTTGTAGAAGAGTTTGTTTCAGTACCAAAAGAATCGTCTAGGGAATTAAGAGGGCGTGTTGCTACTCCTAAAATAGACAAACCTTATGCACAAATGACTGAAGCAGAAAGAAAACAATACCATGAAGAGATGTTAAAAAAATAACGATTGGAGAATATAAATGGCTTTCGGTAACGCTAAAATAGCAACAGGTGGTCAAAATGATGCTACAAATAAGTCGCATGACGTATTTGTTCCAGAGATTTGGGGACCTGCAATTGAATTGGCTATGAAAGAAAAATTAGTTTTTGCTAACTATGCAAATGACTTATCTAGTTTCGTAGCAGGTGGTGGCGATGTAATACACTTACCACAATATGATGAAATATCAACAGGCACAAAAACACCAGAATCAGCAATATCTTATGCTAATGATGGTGCTGCACAAACAGAAATAACTTTAAATATTGATCAGCACACTTATTCTGCTGTATTAATTGAAGATATTTTAAAAGTGCAATCTAACTATGACCTAACTGGTATTTATACTAGAGAAATGGGTTACGCTTTGGCTAAAAAAATAGATGAGTATCTAGAATCTAAACTATTTGATTCGTTCAAAGCATCTGGTGGTGCTATAAATACAATCAATTTAAGTGGTGCTTTAGAAACTGCTGCTAAATTTGATTTAGTATTAACAGAGATATTAGCAGAAGATCAGGATTTAACTAATTGGAATTTAGTTTTAGCTCCTGGTGCTTATGCTGATCTAGCTAACTTTGTTCAATTATCTTATGCTACAGCTGGAGCTCCATTAGGACAAAATTTTGCAACTACAGGTCAAGTAGGTACTTTATATGGTATGCCTGTTGCAGTATCACCTAATGTAACAACTGCTAGTACAAATATGGACTCAGGTGGTGGAACAGATAACCAAACAGCAATCGGATACTGTATTCATAAATCTTGTATGCACATTGCATACTCTCAAGGTGTAAGAATGCAGGCTGAATACGATATTGACTACTTAGGAACTAAACTTGTAGGTGATATGGTATATGGTTGTAAAGTTAGAAATTCTAGCACAACTGGACAAAAAAGAGCATTTATCTTTGATTAATAAGATATAGCTTAAAAATATATAAGGGCGATGTAATGTCGCCCTTATACAACATGGAGATTATATGAAATTCAAAAATAGATTAAATGATGAAGTAAAAGAATTTACAGAGGCAGAAATGTCTATGATGATGGATCGTGATGATTGGGAAGTTGTTGTAGAGAAGAAAAAAGCAAAAAAGAAGAAAAAGAAAAAATGAGTTTAATAGATAGTATTAAACAACACGAAGGTTATGTAGGCGTAGTTTATAAAGACAGTTTAGGAATAGATACTATAGGCTATGGATTTGCAATAAAAGATTTAGAATTAGATAGAGATATATGCGACATTATTTTAGAACGTAAATTAAAAGAGTTAGAAGATAGAGTAAATCTTAAATTTGATTGGTATAGTGATATGCCAAAAGAAATACAAGATGTCGTAATGGAAATGTGTTATCAATTAGGTGTTACAGGCGTTTCTAAGTTCAAAAAAACATTAGCACATCTACAAAATAAACGATGGGAAGAAGCATCGGTAGAAATGTTAGATAGTTTATGGGCAAGACAAACACCTAATAGAGCAAAAGAATTGAGTAATAGAGTAAAAGAGGTACATTAAATGTCTAAAGGTGTTGTTAAACGTGTAATAGTAACGCCTGACAAACATTTTCCTTTACATGACCAACCTGCGATAAACGTACTATGTAAAACTATTGAAATAGTAAAGCCTGATGCTTATGTTGATCTGGGTGACATAGGAGAATGGTCAGCGTTTTCGGCTTGGAAATATAAACGTAAAAAAGCACCACCTCTTGAGTTTCTAATAGAAGATTTTGATAAAGACGTAAAAGATGTCAACGCTGGTATGGATCAGATCGATGAATCTTTAGATAAAGTAAATTGTGAAGAAAAATACTTTACTGAAGGTAACCACGATAACTGGTGCAATATGGCAGTTGAGAAATATCCTTATATACCACAATATAAGTTTGCAAATGCTGTAGACTTAAAAGGTAGAGGTTATAAGTATATTCCCTTTGGTAAAAAGTTAAAATTAGGTAAATTATACTTATATCACGGACACGAATATGGTGGTCAGTACCACACAAGTAATCATTTGCGAAAACTTGGTGCAAATATTATGTATGGACATTGGCACGATCTCCAACAAATGTCTGCTACCCATTTAGATGGACCAAAGTCAGCGTGGAGCATAGGGTGTTTAAAAGATATGAGTGACGAGGCAAATGATTGGCTTAATGGTAGAAGTATCAATTGGAGTCACGCTTTTGCAATAGTAGATTTTTATAGAGGTGGACTATTTACAGTTCACATTATACAGATAATTAATGGTAGAACTTCGTTGTGGGGTGAATTGATCGATGGAAATGGAAAATGTTAATACAGAAAATGATTATCAATGCTGCAGTTAAGCTGATCAGCAAACAATTCAAATTAGACAAAATCCTAAAATACGTTGAAGAACCCAATGAGTTAGACGAAGAGTTAAAACAACTTAAAAATAGAGTTGATATAATAGAGATTATTTTAAAAAAGGAGAAATAATATGTTAGATTTTTTAGCAAATAATGCAGGTTTATTAATGGGTGGTACAGGTGGAGGTATTGCTTTATATATTTTAAAAAAGATCCCAAACGAAGAAATTTGTTCTTGGGTAGAAGGTTTTACATTTATGGCTGGTAGATTTATGACTTTAGGTTTATCACAATGGAAATTTACAAAAAATATATGGAACAAGACTATCGAGCCATACTTTATAGATTTGGTAGATAACTTTGTAGGATCAGCAGTAAGAGGATTCATTAAAGGGTTACGAGTAGATTAATGCCATATCAAAAGACAAAAGAAGGTAGATTAGTTAATGAAGTCACTTTAGGTGATGGCTACCCTTTGTCTAATGATAAACAACCTTTGAAAGTTGGTGGGGAAGCATCTATAATAAATGTTTCCTCGCCTACACCTGATGGTAGTGTTGATGGCGAAGTAGAAATTAAAGGTAAACTAAAAGCCAAAGACACAGTAATACAAGGTGATTTAAAAGTATTTTCAGATAGTGATACAAATCCACAATTTAGATTTCAATCTAAACAAGGTGTTAATTGTCAAGTAAATGTAAGTAGTGCTGCTAACACAAGAGCAAGTTTAAAAATTAATAATTCTATGGGAAACTTTGAATTAAGACGTGACCCAAGTACTACCTCATTAAAATTTACAGATGGTACTAATACACCTTTAATACTTGATGGCGATAATGTAGAGTTTACTAATCTTACTGATGGTTCTATAACAATAGATAGTTTTGTAGATGAAGATAATATGTCGTCAAACTCGGCAACAAAAATACCTACACAACAATCAGTAAAAGCCTATGTAGACAACGAAGTAGCAGGATTAGTTGATTCTGCACCTGCTGCACTAGATACACTTAACGAACTTGCTGCTGCACTTAATGATGATGCTAGTTTTTCTACTACTATTACTAATAGTTTAGCA